TTTTGGTGTAGGAAATACAAGCTGGCCTCCGATTTTTGTCACCGTTTTCATGGATTTTCACCTCCTTGTAGTGTGACATAGTACCTCTATATGCCGGATATATCAAGGAATAGAGGGCAATATGGCCGCTAATACTGGTGAAAATGTTTTTCGGTTTACTGCCGTTATTTTGGCAAATTCATCGGTAGAAAGCAGGCCTTTATGGAATAGGGACTGCAGTATGTGTTGGGCACGGATATAATCGACTTCGTGCTGCAGTTGTTCCTGTGATATTGACCTTGCTTCGGGTGTACGGCTGTCGTTCATAGCGAATCATCTCCTTACAGATAGGCCATGAAATAGGGGAAAGTAAACCTATTTTGTTAGCCTTTATATCTGTAGTCGATAAAACAAGCTGCTATTCGAACCCAAGACATAAAAAAAAGACCTGCCAGAGTGATGAAACTCCAGCAGGCCAACGGCATATATTCCTATTTTCGTAGCTGCTTCAATGCTTCCTGCAAGCGGTCCGGTATGGGAAGCCCCATCCGTGCAGCATTTTCCACAATGGAAAGTCCCTCATTGGATAAGTAGAACAAGATGGTGGCAGTCCGTAAGGCGCTGCCGGAACCGAGCATTGTCACATCCAGCGTATGGGCCACACCGACGAGTACAAAAAGAAGCACCTTCCGGCAGATGCCCATAAAACCAATCTCACTGGATAGCTGCCGTTCCCGGCAGGCACATAACACACCCGTGATGTAATCCAGACAAACAAACGTCAGCAGGGCATAGAGCAGATTGTCAAAGCCGCCGATGAACCAGCCAAGCCAGGCACCGACTGCCGCGCACCCGATTCGTATTTCATTCCAGGTCATTCTCATCACCCCGCTAGGGTAGCCTTGATTTCCAGATACTGGTCTCCGTATTTTACATTATCAATAAACTGGATGTTGTATTTCTGTCCACGGAACTTGATGAACCATTTTTCCGAAATATCCGAGCGGTACCGGATGACAAACGATACATCCTTTTCCAGATGGACGGCTGCGGCGAAAAAATACTCCCCGCCGTGGATATTGGTCACTTTGGCCCATGTGCTGCCTTTGCTGACCAGAGTGGTGTCATAACCGCCCTGGCCATCAGAGACATCCTCTTCCACTACAAACTCGATTCGCTGCTTCATTTCCCCGATATCCATCAGAACACCTCATCCCGGTAGGAAAACAGCATGGCCCGCATGAGCTTGATCATGGCATCGAAGTCCGCCGTATCCCGGTTCTCATACAAATAGGCCACGCCATACAGGATGGCCGTCTTGATGTCCTCCGGCAGCGTCGTGTAGTCGCTTAACGGATGTCGCAGTACATTTTCCACCGTCGTCGTGGAGGACTGGATCAAATTGTCGATCAAAGCATCCTCCACATCATTATCAATACGCAGGTATAATTTGGCTTCATCCCGTGTTACTGCCATGCTGCCACCTTCCTTCTATTATTTACTGGCCTGCTTGAGCGTCTTGATGGCTTCCGGCAGAACGATCTTGGCATCGACACGCTGGGAGCCGAGAAAGCCGACCTGCCCGGTAACCGCGTATAATTCGTTCAAACGCTTAAAAGTGCGGCCCTGCCGGTCGGCAATCCAGTAGTAAGAAAAGTCACCGAACAGCACCGTCTTGGCATCGGCTGCCATCTGCGGCATATACCGGCTGGTAACGACCGGGCAGTTCAGGATCTTATCCGGCACATCGGCACTGACGGAAGGCTGCCAGATGTACTGTCCCTGTGTATCCTTCAGCTTCCGGATGGCCTTGACGGTGCTTTCATGCAGCAGCAATGTAGCCGACTTACGGTACGGTTCGCGGAGCGAATAGTACAACTCGATCAAATCGTCGAAGGTAATAGCCGTAGCGGATGCAGCAGTCGAGCCATCCGAAGCACCGGCGGCATCGACAAGGATGCCGGACGGACGATCCGTTCCGGTGCCGGTGAGAAAGGCTTCTTCCTCGGCATTGCCCAGCCTGCGGGCGAACTCCTGCGCCATATATCCTTCCAGGTCGAAGGCGGAATCGTTCAATAGTTCCTCGGACACCTTGACGAGCGTACCCAGTTTATGCGCCCCGATGGACACCTGACCAAATGTAGTGTTGCTTTCGGTGTAGGCTGCTTCTTCATCCGTCCATGCAGCAGTTCCCTCACTGGCAACGACCGGAATCTTATGGTCGCCGCTGGCGGTCTGGATCACATGGGACAGGGAGCGCAGCACATTTTCCTCAGCCAGCATCTGGATCAGCGTCCGTTCAAATTCGTCCGGTACGAGGTAGCCGCCCTGGGGATCGGCCCCTTCCTTTAAGGTGTTGCGGATTTCCGGACGGGACTTGCCGCGCATGCTGTCCCAAAAGGCGGGTGCATAGGCGTCGCTGAACCTGCCATGCTTCGTTGTATCTTGTTTTGCAGGCTTATTGACGATAGCACTCGAGGTCGGTTTGCTTAATTCAAGATCAATGGCAGCCTGCGTCTTCAGTCGGTCGATTTCCTTGCCCAGTGCTATGACATCGGCTTCCATTTTGTCATACGCGGCAGCATCCTCAGTGGAAAGCGTGTCACCAGCTGCCTGTTTTTTATCCAGAAATGCCTTGGCCTGCTCCCAGATGTTAGCGCGTTTTTCCTGCAGTTCTAATAGTTTACTCATATTGGTACCTCCATTTAATGTGTTAAGAGCGACAGCCGCTGCTGCAGCGACGCTACGGATATAGTGGTTCGATTTGCTGCCGGTGTTGGCTTGGTCTGCTTGGCGATGGCCTTATTCAACAGTGCATTGGTGACCTGCCGCCGGGAAAAAGAATAGTTTCCCATACTGGCGGCATCATACATCTGTTTAGTATCACTATTGGTTAAGATGCTGTCGGCAAAACCGAGCTCGATTGCTTTTCCCGCATTCATCCATGTTTCGGAATCCATCAGATGGGATAGCTGGGTGCGGGAAAGTCCGGTCTTTAATTCATACGCATTGATAATGGATTCCTTGACCTCGGACAGCATGGAGATGGCCCGTTCCATTTCATCGGTATCACCCATGGCGATCGTGAACGGATTGTGGATCATCATCAGTGCAGTTGGTGCCATATTGACGCTTGTGCCTGCCATGGCAATCACAGAGGCGGCCGAAGCCGCAATCCCGTCGATATTGACATGGACCTGCCCGGCATAATCCATCAGCATGGCATAGATCTGGCTGGCTGCTACGCAGTCGCCGCCGGGCGAATTCAGCCACAAGGTGACATTGCCCTGTCCGGATGCCAGCTCGTTTTTAAACAGCTTCGGTGTTATCTCGTCATCAAACCAGCTTTCCTCGGCAATGGCACTGTCAATGGTAAGAATGCGTCCGGTATTATCACCGGTATTCCAGTTCCAGAATTTCTTCATGTTTTTTTCCCCTCGCTTTTGGTATAAAATTTTCCTGCCTGATCCAGCGGCAGCATATTGCCGTTGACCAGATACGTATCACCGCCTTGCTCGGCAGAGATGCGGTTCATATCCTCAAGCTCCCGGATGTCGTTGGCGGAGAGCCAGCCGTTCTGCCTGCCGATGGCATAGCCATTCATGCGGCTCTGGTAGTCGCCGCGCAGCAGACCGTCCACATTAAACTTCGTAAAGACCTGCGAGCGTTCCGACGGTAACACTAACTGCTGGTTCATGGCCTGCTCCCAGCGGACGCACCAGGGATTCAAGGTGTATTTGACAAATTCCAGCGACTGCTGCTCGATATTGGAGAAGGTGGATTTCTCCAGATCCCCGACCATATGCGGCGGCACCCGGAAGATACGGGCTATTTCGTCGATCTGGAACTTCCGCGTTTCAAGAAACTGCGCCTGATCCGGCGGAATGGATAGCTGCTGGAAGGTCATGCCTTCCTCCAATACGGCCACATTATGCCGGTTCGTGCCGGAAAATTGGGCATGCCAGCTTTCCCGCAGCTTGACCGGATCCTTCACGATGCCCGGATGCTCTAAGATGCCGCCTGGTGTAGCACCGTTGGCAAAAAATAACGCTCCGTACTGCTCGGCTGCCAGCGACATGCCGATGGTGTTCTTGGCCATGGCGATCGGACTGTAGCCGATGAGTCCGTCAAACCCAAGTCCCGGAACATGCAGCACCTCGTCCTGCGACAGGACAATTTGCTGGCAGCGGTTATCCGCACCGAACTCGTCCGAGTCCTTGGAGTAGGTATAGATAAGCTGGCCGTTGGCAGCCCGGCTGACATCCATCTTGCTGGGCAGCAGCGGGTACAGTGCAATCGGCTGCCCGGTGCCGTTCCGGATGATCTGTGCATAAGCATTGCCCCATAAGAGAAGATGGCTCATGAGCGTTTCCCGGAAGATGAAGCTCGTCATTTCCGGATTGGGGGCATCATGAAGCAACCTATACAACGGATGATTGATGGCTTTCTCCTTACCGCCATCCGGTGTATAGCGGTACATGTTGAGCGGCAGTCCGGCAACGGCCTCGGACAGCACCCTGACGCAGGCATAGACCGCCGTTGTCTGCATTGCTGTCCGTTCGGTCACCACATTTCCGGAGGAGGTCGGGCCGAACAGGAACGTAAAGGCCGTAGACAGGTAGTTTTTCGGCTTGTCGCGTGACTTTTTGCTCCATATACGTTGGAATATACTCATAAAATCAATAACCCCCTTTGGTCATATACACTTTCGCTGTTGTCGTTGCCGCAGCGAATGGCACGGTCGAGTGCCATAACTGTAGCCACAACACCGTCGATCTTTTCGGTGGATTTCTCCTTGTCCGGCTTGATATTGCCTGCCGGATCGGATTTGATGAAGATATTGTCCATCATCCAGCGCAGCACTGGCTGGCCGCCGTGGGCAATCTTCTTTTCCAGCGTCAGCTTCATCAGTTCCTTGGTGGGTGGACTCATATCTTTGAACCCCTGCCCGAACGGAACGACGGTAAATCCCATACCTTCAAGATTCTGCACCATCTGCACCGCACCCCAGCGATCGAAGGCGATCTCCCTGATGTTGTACTGCTCGCCCATGGTTTCGATGAACTTTTCAATGTAGCCGTAGTGGACGACGTTTCCTTCCGTCGTGTGCAGGAATCCCTGCTTCTGCCATACGTCATAAGGAACATGGTCCCGCCGGACACGCAGCGACACGTTTTCCTCCGGTATCCAGAAGTAAGGAAGCACGACATAGTTGTCGGCTTCATCCTGCGGCGGGAACACTAACACGAAGGCCGTAATATCCGTCGTGGAGGATAAGTCCAGGCCGCCGTAGCAGACGCGTCCTTTCAGTTCACCCGGCTGTACGGGAAACGCGCAGGCATCCCATTTGTCCATTGGCATCCAGCGGATTGCCTGCTTGACCCATTGGTTCAAACGAAGCTGCCGAAAGGCATTCTCCTCAGCTGGATTCTGTCTGGCGGATTCGCAGGCTGCCTTGACCTTATCCATGCCGACCGTAATGCCAAGCGATGGATTGGCTTTCTTCCACACTTTGACATCCGTCCAGTCGTCGGTATCCTTGGCCCCGTATATCACCGGATAGAAGGTGGCATCAATCTTCCGTCCTGCGATAATATCCAGCGCCTTCTGGTGGGTTTCATAGCAGATGGAATGGGTGTCCGTTCCGGCGGTCGTAATCAGGAAGTACAATGGCTGCGTCCGGGCATCACCGGAGCCTTTGGTCATGACATCAAACAGTTTTCGGTTCGGCTGCGTGTGCAGCTCGTCAAAGATCACGCCGCTTACATTAAAACCATGCTTGCTATAGGCATCAGCAGAGAGCACCTGATAAAAACTGTGCGTAGGAAGGTAGATGATCCGCTTCTGTGAGGCCAGGAGCTTCACCCACTTGGATAAGGCCGGACACATCCGCACCATATCCGCCGCCACTTCAAAGACAATGGATGCCTGCTGGCGGTCGGCGGCACAGCCATACACCTCGGCCCGTTGTTCTCCGTCGCCGCAGCATAAAAGCAAGGCTACCGCTGCCGCCAGTTCTGACTTGCCCTGCTTTTTAGGAATCTCGATGTAGGCGGTATTGAACTGCCGATAGCCGTTCGGCTTTAAGATGCCAAACACATCACGGATAATCTGTTCCTGCCAGTCGATCAACTCAAACGGTTTTCCGGCCCAGGTGCCTTTGGTGTGGCAGAGGCATTCGATAAAGGACACGGCATAATCCGCCATGGTCTTGTTGTATTTGGAATCTTTGGCCTTGAATTTCGTAGATCGGTATCGTTTCAGCGTTCGCAAGCAGCATTACCCCCTTTGCAGCAACAAAAAAGACCGCCGAAGTGGGCAGTCTTGGTATACCTATGATATTGTGTGATTATTTCTTCCTGATTTTATTCGGATATCTCATCAGGGTGTTCTTCCTTTCTGCCGTTTTTAAAAGCTGAGGAACCGGAAAGGTGCTGCAGGAGCAGCTTCCGTTCGTCCTTGTATTCTTTGCCGATAAAACCAAGCCGGAGCAGAAAGCAGCGGAAATCGTATTTCTCGTTGATCAATACTCGTTCCGTTGCCAGCACCCGTTTCTGCTTTTTTGCCAGATGGCAGAGAGCCGTAATGAAATGGGTGTAGGCTTTAACCGTATCGGCAGCCGGGCAGCCGGTAAACCAGGGAAATAACACTTTATCCTCCGTTACCTGCATGCGCAGCACATCGATTTGGAAAACTTTTAACATTAAATTGCTCTTGGCCTGAATCAGCTTCTTGAGATTTTCCAGTGCCGTATCGGTGAAGAAGGAGCGCGGCATGGCAATCACCAAGTCGTCTATATTCTCTTGTTCAGATGCCGAATCGTCGGGCTTTTTTGTAAGATTATTTGGTTCTTCGGCGGTAAATCCTGCTTTTTCCAAACCGGCCAGCACTGTTTGGATAACTTCGCCATCAGTATCTGCTTCGTAGAGCAGGTTTCCGTCCTTGTCGACGGTGAAAGCGCCGATAGTATAGGCGCAGGTTGGCATGAATTGGTAGACCGCCTTTTCTCTGGTAAGGGTGCTAACGATTTTCGCCAGTTCCTTACGTGTTTTTCCTTGTGCATGGTACAAAATTTTCATGGTAGTAAACCCCTTTCGTTTTTTGTCATGTACATATATCACTCTAACCGGCGATTATAGCAAGGGGTTTGTACCACAAATTACATGTATTATTCCTGTACTGCCGCCATTTTACCGAGCAGCTTTCCGGTCAGCCACAGGCCGCCATCAATCAGCGTCGGCAGGAAGCATTGGTCGCGGAACTTGTTCCAACCGGTTTCCTTACCGGCAGATTCTTGCAATGCGGCTGTGTAGGCATCCGCTACTTCTTTGGCTGCCGGAAGCACCGTCATATTCAGCCAGGAAATGGTGGCGTTCTTGGCATCCTCCTGCACCGAGTCTAGAATATGTTCCTTAAGTTCATTTTTAATCGTTTCGATATCCATGTTAGTATCTCCCTTCAAAATCTGTTATGCCGCGGGCAATGGCCCGGGCGAAATCATCCGCGTTATTTGTGAGCAGCGCGGCATCATCCTCGTTATCAATAAAAGCTGTTTCCACCAGAACGGCGGGCATCGTGGTGCCCTTCAGCACGATGAGGTTAGGCCGTTCCTTCAGGCCGCGATCCACGGTGCCGAGGCTCTGCACAATCTGCGACTGGATGCAGGCGGCAAGCTGCGGAGATAGGCCACTGTCGTTGGCATACACCAGCGTTTCCGTACCACGGGCGCAGCCGCTGTCAGCATTGCAATGCAGGCTGACGAATACATCGGCAGGCCATACATTCGCCGTATCCACCACGCAAGGCAGCTCTGGTGTCTCTCCAGCCAGATTATCGCTTTGCAATAGCTGCACCTCGCAGCCTGCTGCCTCTAAATATGTTTTGACGAGACTGCCAATTGTGGCCGCCACATCACATTCCCGCAGTCCGGTGTTGGGATTCACCGCACCGCTGTCCCGTTCCCGGTCATGCCCGGGATTAATAAATACACGCATTATGTTGCCTCCACTTCAGTATAGGTATACGTTTTTCCATTCCGTGTCACGGTTACCTGCTCACTTGAGCCGACCTGTTCGATATACCGTTTCACAATCACATCACAAAACTTTTCATCGAGTTCCACCATGTAACAGCGTCGCTTCGTCTGCTCGCAGGCCAGCAGCGTCGAGCCGCTGCCGCCGAATGGATCCAGCACAATGCAGCCGGTCATGCTGGAATTTAAAATAGGATAAGCAAGTAACGGTATCGGCTTCATGGTGGGATGGTCCGTATTCTTTTTCGGCTTATCGAACTCCCATATAGTGGATTCCTTCCGCCCGGTGTACCATTCGTGCTTCCCTTTCTTCTTCCAACCGTACAGCACTGGTTCATGTTGCCACTGGTAAGGCGAACGTCCCAGCACCAACGACTGCTTTTTCCAGATGCAGCAGCCGGATAAATAAAAACCGGCATCCGAGAAGGCTTTCCTGAAGTTAAGTCCTTCGGTGTCGGCGTGGAATACATAGATGCTGGCATCGTCTGCCATGACGGTGTGCATGCAGGTGAATGCATCATATAAGAATTGGTAAAATTTGTTGTCCTGCAGGTGGTCGTTTTTGATTTTTCCGGCCCGGCCTTCGTAGTTAACATTATAGGGTGGATCAGTAATGACAAGATTGACCGGTGTTCCCAGCAGTAATCGCTGGTATGTTTCGGGTTGGGTGCTGTCGCCGCAGAATAGGCGATGCGTTCCCAACTGCCACACATCACCTGCCTTGGAGAATACCGGTTTCTTGAGCTCGGCATCCACATCAAAGTCATCATCGTGCACACCATCCTTCATATCGTCCTTGAACAGGTCGTCCAGTTCTGCCGGATCAAACCCGGTAAGTGATACATCAAAGTCGCTGCCCTGCAGGTCGGTAATGAGCAGCGCTAATTTATCCGTATCCCAGTCGCCGCTGATTTTATTGAGGGCGATGTTTAAGGCTTTCTCCTTTTCGACGTCCATGTCGATTACGACGCAGTCGATTTCCGAGATACCCTCCTGCCGGAGCACCTTCAAACGCTGATGCCCGCCGACCACGTTGCCGGTGCGCTTGTTCCAAATGACAGGTTCGACGTAGCCGAACTCGTCCAGCGAGCGTTTTAGCTTTTCGTACTCAGGATCGCCCGGCTGCAAATCCTTTCGTGGATTATAGGCTGCCGGGATGAGGTCTTGTATGTTCTTTTTGATCAGTTCCATGGTTATTTTCCTTTCCGCGCCTGCAGCAGGCGTTCCATTAGGTTATCCTGTGGGGTACCTACGAAGGTCGTCGTACAATTTTGCTTGACGATATCGAAAATCTCGTACCAGAGCAGGTTTGCCTGCTTTTGAAACGACTGGCTCATCTGTACAAACGGACTGGTAATGGCACCGCCGGTTGTGGGGTGCTTGCCGAGCAATCCATAGGTGCTGATCGCTTCCTCGCACTGGATATATCGGGCAAACGCCTGGGCATAGGCTTCCAGCAGCCGGGGATTGACGAGCCGTTCGCAGCCGCGATCCTTCAGCCATTGCCAGGTCTGACGGAACAGGTCGTCCGCACCGAGTGGCTTGCCGTCCCGCTGCCGGGCAGACAAATAGTCGCTGGGATTCGGCATGTCCTCGCCGGTGAGATCTGCGGCATCGTTTAAATCCGCCCCTTCTAACGTAGGCGTCGGCAGATCGATAATGGTGGTTGCTTTTCCCTTGGCAATTTTATCCGCCAGCGCCTCCGGCTTGTCTCCGGCGCGGATTCGTCTGCCGCCGCGATTAGTTCCGTCCTTGGCCATGGCTGTTCAACTCCTTTCCCATGCGGTAAATCCCCCGTTTGAACCGCAATTTTTGTGCGTGTGACCCCAGCACCGGTCTAGCATTTTGCCGTACCCGGGATTTTGACCGCCCCTCCTGGAGGAACGTAGTCATTCGTAGTGGTATTCCTTTTTGGCATGATGCCAGCGGTCGTCCATCTCGGCGGTTATCTTCGAGTGGCACGGCTTGCACAGCGCCATAAGGTTATCCTCGTCGTGAGTGCCGCCGCGGGAGAGGGGACGGATATGGTGCACCTCCGTTGCCGGTGTGGTTTTGTGGTTCTTCAGGCACATCTCGCACAAGGGATGCTTTCCAATGTAGCGGTCCCTGATGCGTTTCCATGCTCTGCCGTATCGTTTCTTGCTGACGGTACTGCGCTCGTACGTGTCATAACGTTTGTCCATTAATTTTTGATGCTGCTCGCAGTACCGGTTCACGGTCAGCTCCCTGCAGCCGGGGTAGGCGCACGGCTTTTTGGGTTTCCAAGGCAAAGCACTCATCTCCAGACATAGCAAAAGCCTTCAAGGGATTGCTCCCACGAAGGCTTTTCACATTCTTTCATGCTATTAGTATACCATGTAAAGCAGACAAATGCGTCCGCGATTTTGGACATCAGGTCTTCCCAAATAAAAGCAAGGCAAGGTTCTCATCTCCATACAACAAAAGCCTTCAAAGGATTGCTCCCTCGAAGGCTTCTCTTACACTTTTATGCTATTAGTATATCACACGTTAAGCAGGTACATGCGTCCGCGATATTACTCATGCTGCTAAAATAATTGGGAA